TAAATTTGATGAATGGGTTTCCGATACAGTTACACTTCGTTTGGCCGCTCAACAAAATCCTAGTGAAACATTTTTTTATTGTGTGGGATTTGATTATTATCATGATCAAACAAAAGATGGTATATTTCTTGGGTCTTCCATTACAGAATTTCATGATGAAAAACAAGATTCTTGGATTGGTCAACACAAACACATCGAAGAAGAATACCCAAATTCTAAATTTATTTTTGTTGGAAAAGACATGGATTATGGTGAGTTTGAAAATCTGTTGAATAAATAGTAAGAAGAACAAAAAAGGAAATTCATGGCCGCATCAAATGTAGTACCAGACAATTTAAATTATCTTTCAAATATCAGTTTTCGACTGACAATGCAAGATGCACCAAATATAACTTGGTTTTGTCAGGCAGTAAATGTGCCTGGTGTATCAATTGAAGGTATAGATGTAACTACACCACACGCAACCATCCCCTTTGCCGGAAATAAAGTTTCGTTTGAAGAGTTGTCTGTCAGGTTTATTGTTGATGAACATATGAAAAATTGGACAGAAATTTATGATCGTATAATTGCAACTGGTTTGGCAGAAGGGCATGAAAAATATAGACTTCTCAAGGATTCAAATTCAATGAATCCAAGAGGTGGAGTAGTTTCAACTGTTGTACTTACTGTTCTAACAAGTGCAATGAATCCTCAAATGGAATTTCATTTTTACGATGCTTTTCCAATTTCTATTTCTGCACTTGATTTTGATAGTGCAAATACTGATTTAGAATATTTTACTGCTACCGCAGGATTTCGTTATACAAATTATGAAATAAAGAATCTATTGAACAACTAAAAAAATTATGACAATTGAAGACATTATGGAAATGTGGGGAGAGGACTCTCACATTGATGATAAAGATTTGGACAATGAATCATTGAAAATACCCAATCTACATCAAAAATACTTAAACATATATTCCAAAGAAAAACGTAAACTCAGTGATCTCAAAACTCATTGGAAAGTTCTTTTTCAACAACGTTGGGAAGTGGTTATTTCCAAGAACGGAAAAGCACCAGACCACAACATCAGAATATCCAAAACAGAATTAGAACGACATTATGTTGCAGCCGATGAATCATTGCAGAAAGCGGAGAAGATATTGAATGAACAAGAAGGAAAAGTAGACTATCTGAAATCGGTTCTTTCAATGATTGAGAATAGAAGTTTTCATATTAATAATGCAATCAGTTGGAGGAAATTTGTTGCAGGACTTGGGTAATTATGCAAATCATAATGGAAAAAGAGAACGAGGTATATCTGCGACTTTCTTGCGAGCCGGGAGTGAAGATGGAACTCAATCATTATTTCCGATTTCATCCAAAAGATTATCAATTCATGCCGATGTTCCGAAGAAGAAAGTGGGATGGTTATGTTTATCTTTACAACATGGACAATGGTAAAATATATTATGGATTAAAAAATAGAATACACCGTTTTGCAAGTGATAGAGAATATAAACTTATTGACCAAACAAATGATTCAATCGAACACATATCCAATGAAGATTATTTTAAGTTTCTTACATCATTTCCCTGTGAATATAAACTAAGAGATTATCAAAATAGCGCAATTCGACATTCGATTGATGAACGAAGAGGTGTACTTCTTTCACCTACTGCATCAGGCAAATCTCTTATTATTTACTATCTGGTACGATATTACTTTCCACGAAAATCACTAATCATTGTGCCAACACTTTCGTTGGTAAGTCAGATGTATTCTGATTTTGAATCTTATGCAGATAAGTCCTTTGAAGTCGAAAAATTCGTCCACAAGATTTTTGGAGGTCAGGAAAAGATAACAGATAAACCGATCATAAATTCAACATGGCAATCCTTGTATGATTTGAAAAAGGATTTCTTCACAGATTTTAAATTGGTAATTGGAGATGAAGCTCACCTTTACAAAGCCAAATCACTTACTAAAATAATGAAGAATTTGGAGAATGCACCTTATCGAATTGGAACAACTGGAACCCTTGATGATGTCGAAGTACATAAATTAATATTAGAGGGATTATTTGGTACAACAAAAAAGGTAACAAGCACTAAAGAACTTATCAAAAATAAGACATTATCATCAATTGCTATAAAGTGTCTTGTTCTCAAATATTCCAAAGAGGAATGTGCAACAGTATCAAAACTGAACTATCAAGAAGAGATAGATTTTCTGGTGGGCCACCCAGAAAGAAACAAATATATATGTAATCTAGTAAAAGGACTTACAGGAAATACGTTAGTTTTGTTTCAATTAATAGAAAAACATGGCAACATATTACATTCAATACTGGAAGAAATAATTGATTCTTCTAGGAAAATCTATTTTGTTTATGGAGGAACAGATGCAGATACAAGAGAAAAAGTTAGAGAACATATCGAGAAGGAAAAAGATGCTATTATATGTGCAAGCTATGGCGTATACAGTACCGGCATCAACATTAGGAATCTTCATAACATTGTTTTCGCTTCTCCTTCTAAGAGTCGTATTAGAAATTTGCAATCGATAGGTAGGGGATTGAGAAGATCAGAAACAAAAGAGGCTGCAACTCTTTATGATATTTCTGATGATTTGAGTTATAAAGGTAAAAAGAACTATACATTAAACCATTTTATGGAAAGAGTGAAGATCTACACAAGTGAACACTTTCCATATCATATCTATACTATTCCTATCCAAACCGTTACAGACTCATTATAACAAGTTTTAGACAAAAAGTCAAGTGTTTTATTTTTTTTATTTTTTAACTTGACAAATACAATAAAATTTGATATACTTATATAATGAACCTAGAAAGGAAGGTGAATGTGGCCCGAAAAAAACAACATTATGTTGATAATGAAAAATTTCTGGTAGTAATGGCAGATTATCGTGAAAAATATTTACAAGCAAAAGATGATGAAGAAGAATTACCTATAATACCAGATTATGCAGGAGAGTGTTTCCTCAAAATAGCAGAACGATTATCTCATAGACCAAATTTTATAAACTATGCATTTAGAGAAGAAATGGTAAGTGATGGAATAGAAAATTGTGTTATGTATGCAGGCAATTTTAATCCAGAAAAATCAACAAATCCCTTTGCATATTTTACCCAAATTATATATTTTGCTTTTTTACGAAGAATAGAAAAAGAGAAAAAACAATTGTACATTAAGTACAAAACGATGGAAGAATATAGTTCTTTAGAAGACCATGTGGATATGGGAGAAATGAGTTCGGAAGATTCAAGGGCTGTTTCTGCTGGCGCATCGCCTTTGACAACTGATAAGCGTGTTTCGATTCAAGAATTCATACACGCATTTGAAGAGAAAAAACGAAAGAAGAAAAAGGTTAAGACTGACAAGGAAAATGATAATATCGTTTCATTTTCTCCATTGACAATTTTTTTAGAAAGAGCTCAGGCATGAAATATGCACTTATAACCGATACCCATTTTGGTGCGAGAAATGATTCTTTGGTGTTTTCTAATTTTTTTCAAAAATTCTACGAGAATATTTTTTTTCCTACTTTGAAAGAACGAAATATAAAATCAGTTATTCATTTGGGAGATGTGGTTGAACGAAGAAAATTTATTAACTTCAAAACTTTGAATTCCATGAAAGATATTCTTTTTGATCCACTCGATGAAATGGGTGGAGATATTAAGATTATTATTGGAAATCATGATATCTATTATAAGAACACTCTTTCTGTTAATTCGATGAATGAATTGACAAAAGGGATGTCGCATGTTACTGTTTATGATGAACCTTGTGAGGTTTCTTTAACAGATGATCACAAAGTAGTATTTTTGCCTTGGATATGTGATGATAACGAAGAACAAACCAAAGAATTGATCGAAAAGACACGAACTAAAGTTGCATTTGGACATCTTCACATACAAGGAGCTGAACATATTAAAGGATCTACAAGTTATGATGGACATTCCCCGAAAATATTTAATGCATTTCAACGAGTATTTAGTGGCCATTTTCATCATCGTTCTGAAATAGGTAATATCACTTATCTAGGAAATCCTTATGAAATAACTTGGAGTGATTTTAATGATCCAAGAGGATTTCATATTTACGATACCGAAACAATGGAAACGGAGTTTATTCAGAATCCCTATTCTATGTTTCACAAAATTTATTATGATGATGATAAATTAGATTATGGTGATTTATCACAATATGAAGATTGTTATGTGAAGATCATTGTCCAAAAAAAGAACAATTCTTATCTCTTTGAAACTCTAATGGACAAACTGATTGATGTAGGAGTTGGTCATATTTCAGTTGTGGATAATCTTTTTGATATAGAAGATATTGGAGATGACATAGAGAGTATGGAAGATGTAGAAGATACAATGAGTGTGATTCGGAGTTGTGTAGATGGGTTGGAAATTGAAAACAAGGAATCCTTAAATCAATTAATGCAAGACCTTTATAACGAGGCCCTTACGGTGGAGACAATATAATGCCAACTAGACAAGAACGAAGACGCCAAGAGAGATTAGCAAAGAAGAAACTTGGATACAGACAATGGGCTGATGGAAAAGGAAAAGAAAAAAGATATGACATGAACATAGAGTTGATCCAGCCGTGGTCTGTTCCTGTTTTCAAAACAACCTTACCTCCCGAAATTCTTCAAACGATGACTGAAATTTCAGACCAAGTTATTGCAGACAAAGATGCAATGAGTTGGGGCCCCCAACTTGCAGGACAGATTGAAAAGGAATTGTTAGTTGAACATACTATTTTGGAACAGACAGGAATGATGGGTTTCTTTATGGCTTCAGTTCGTCAATTTGTAATTCAGTGCAAATGTCAACAGATGCCGGATAAGATAGATGCGATACAAAAAGAAGAATGGTTGTCTCAAATGTTGACAATGTGGATCATATCTCAACAGCCGGGAGAATATAATCCTATGCATATTCATACTCAATGCACAATTTCGTCAGTAATGTATCTCAAGGTTCCGAAAATGTTACCTTCTAAAAAAGAACATAGACCACTTGATGATGGATCTATTCTTTTTGTTAGTAATGCTTCAAGGGATAATGATTTTAGTGTACCAAATATAGTAATTCCACCACAAGCAGGAGATTTTTTTATTTTTGGAGCACAACAACAACACGCAGTTTATCCTTATCGTTGCGAAGAAGGAGATCCAGAACGCAGGAGTATTTCATTTAATTCAATATTTCAATCAAAAGCGGATTTCGATAGAGGGAAAAAATTAGATACACCAGTAGCAGTAGTACCACCAGGCAAATCACGACCAGAATAGAAAGGAAAAAATGTCAAATTATGATATGGACGAAATAGAAAGACAAAGGGAAAGGGAAAAAAGAAGTAGGGGGATTAGACCAGAAATTGGTAAAGATGAAGAGCCGTGGGTATCAGTAGGTATAGAAGTTAAAGATGAAGATTTTTTAAAGATTGCACAAGAGGCTCATGCAAGAGATATTACTTTTAATAAGATGATTAATATCATTTTAAAAACAGGTATCAAAGATGCAGAATATAGATTTGAACATGATCCTAAACCACTACTTCTAAACGAAACTGAATGATTATATTTAAGAAGATCTCTTGGAGGAATTTTCTTTCAACAGGAGATAAACCTACAATTGTTTTTCTTGATAGGTCATCTACTACTTTGATTATTGGTGAGAATGGTTCAGGAAAGTCTACTATTCTGGATGCATTAACATTTGGATTATTCGGAAAACCATTTCGGAATATCAATAAACCTCAGTTAGTCAATGCGATTAACGAAAGGGGATTGATGGTTGAGATTGATTTTTCTATTGGCAAGAAAAATTTCACAGTCCGAAGAGGCGTAAAACCGAATGTGTTTGAGGTTATTCAAAATGGAAAGATGTTGGATCAAACGGCCAATATTAGGGATTATCAAGAATATCTAGAGAAAGTAATTCTCAAGTTAAATTACAAATCATTTACTCAGATTGTGTTACTTGGAAGTTCATCTTTTGAACCATTCA